AGCTATTAAGTCTTTAACAGCAAGTGAATATGCAAGAACAACAAGAGAAAAGAGAAAAGCAAAGAAAAAAGGTAAACAAGTATCTAAACAGCCAAAATCAATCGCTGCGAAAGTACGAAAGTATAGGCAATTTAGCTAAATATGGTCGCAAAAAAGTATCAGAATCCTAAAGGTGGACTTAATGCTGCTGGTAGAGCTTACTTCAAAAGAAAAGAAGGAAGTAATTTAAAATCTCCATTAAAAAAAGGTGTTAATCCACGAAGAATTTCTTTCGCTGCCAGATTTGCTGGTATGAAAGGCCCAATGAAAGATGAAAAAGGTCGCCCAACGAGGAAGGCACTGGCACTTAGGGCATGGGGTTTTCGCTCCGTTGAATCAGCTAGAAACTTTGCAAATAAAAATAAAAAAAAGTGAATTGAAAAGCATTTAGCTTTTATATATTGATTGTAGTTTACCCCAAATCAAATATAAAGGAGAAATGAAAGATATGGACTTAGATGGCATTGTAAAAAGAGTTGACGAATTGAAAGATGAAGTTAAAGATATTAAAGAGATTAACAAAGTGTTAATGGATAAACTGCAAAAAGCATACGAAGATAGAGTAGAACTTAGAGCAGTTAATCATAACTTAACAGGTAAACTTAAAGGAGTTGCAGATGCCTAAAGTCGGAAAAATGAAGTTTCCTTATACTGCTACTGGTAAGAAAAAAGCCAAAGCAGTAGCAAAGAAAAAGGGTATGAAAGTTGTCAAGCAAAGCAAAAAGAAAGGGTACTAGAGTAGAAAACGAAATAGTTAAGCTCTTTCAAGCTGAAGGGTTTAAAGCTAGACGACAACCACTTTCAGGAGCTATACAAGATTTTCCCCATGATGTTCAAGTTTTTGATTTATTTGGTGGAACAAATATAGAAGTAAAAGCTAGAAAAAGTGGGGAAGGTTTTACTCAGTTAGATAAATGGAAAGGATCAGCTGATTTATTAATATTAAAGAAAGACTTTTCTAATCCAATGGTATATCTTGATTGGAATTTATTTAAGGAATTTTTATATGAATATAAACAATCCAGACACAGCAGTGAATCTAGAGAACAGACAACTGTTCAACATAAGTTATCAGGAAAGACAGAGATTGAGAAAGATAGTACGAAAAGTACATCTAAGATTCCTTCCAGAAAGTTCAATAACGGACAAGGAATGCGACAAAGTAATAGAAAGTCTTGGCCCACAAATCAGAGAAAAATTGCTAGTAGACCATTTAGACAAAGTAAAATAAATGGCTCAACTGAATTACAAAGCAGATGGAGAAGTACTAAAAACATTTCTGAAGGGGAATGATTTTTTTAGAGGATTACGAGGGCCAGTAGGTAGTGGCAAGTCTGTCGCTTGTTGTATTGAGATACTTAGAAGAAGTCTCTTACAGAAAAAAAATGCTCAAGGAAAAAGAAAATCACGCTGGGCCGTTATTAGGAACACTAATCCGCAGCTTAAAACGACTACTATTAAAACATGGTTAGATTGGTTTCCTGAAAATGAATGGGGAACATTTCAATGGAGTGTACCTTACACACATAGAATAACAGTAGGTGAATTAGATTTAGAAGTTATCTTTCTAGCATTAGATAGACCTGAAGATGTTAAAAAATTACTATCATTAGAGCTTACAGGAGTATGGGTAAACGAAGCAAGAGAGCTGCCAAAGTCAATTATAGATGCTTGTACTATGAGGGTAGGTAGATTTCCTAGTATGAGAGATGGTGGTGCTTCATGGTATGGAGTTATTGCAGATACAAACGCACCAGAAGAAGATCATTGGTGGCCTATTATGGCTGGAGATGTACCAGTACCAGATCATTTATCAAGAGATGAAGCATTAATGCTAGTTAAACCTGATAACTGGAGTTTTCATACTCAACCATCAGCTATGACAGAAAAAAAGAGTAAAGATGGAACTTTAGAGGGTTATGATCCTAATATCTTATGTGAAAATAAAAAAAATCTTACACCTGAATATTATGGAAATATAATTAAAGGTAAAACAAAAGGTTGGATAGATGTTTATGTAATGAATAAACTAGGATCATTAGAAGATGGTAAACCAGTATATCCTAGTTGGAATCAAGAAGCACATTTATCAAAAGAAGATTTAGAAGCTGGCCCAATGACTGTATTTATTGGAATAGATTTTGGATTAACACCAGCTGCAGTCTTTGGTCAAAAGCTACCTAATGGTAAATGGTTAATATTACAGGAGTTAGTTTGTTTTGATATGGGTATAGCTAGGTTTAGTGAACTTCTAAAGCATGAAATAGCAAAGAATTATAGAAACTTAGATATAGAAATATATGGTGATCCAGCTGGTGACTTTAGAGCTCAAACAGATGAGACAACACCATTTCAAATACTAAGACAAAATGGATTAATGGGTAAACCTACACATAGTAATGATGTAGCTCTTAGAATAGAATCAGTTGAAACTACACTTGGTAGATTAATAGAAGGTCAATCAGGATTTGTATTAGATCATAGATGCATTAATCTAAAAAAAGGTTTTAATGGTGGTTATTTCTACAGAAAATTACAAACATCAGGTGATAGATATGATGAAAAGCCAATGAAGAATAGATATTCTCATGTTCATGATGCTTTACAATATCTAATGTTAGGAGCTGGAGAAGGTAAGCAGCTAATATCTGGTAAAGCAAAAAAACCAACAGTAGTTAAGACTAGAGGTTGGAATATATTTGGAGATAAAAAAAGAAGAAGTATATGGCAAAACAGAATGAATGGTTAGTATTCTTTTATCAAAACGAAGATTACCATAATACACATAGATTTTTTAAAAAAGGTTTTAAACACTGTGGAGTTATGGGATACGATCCTGAAAAAAAAGTATGGATATTAATAGAAACTTTATTTGGTCAATTATTAATAGAAGTTCTTACAGAAACTAAAGTAGATGCTATATTTAGAATGATAAAACAAAAAAAAGGTCATATAGTAAAAGTACCAGTAAAGAAAAAAATACCAAGATTTCCAGTTATAATGGGAAGCTGGATAAAAGAACATTCATGTGTAAGTTATGTACAAAGATTGATAGGAATGAGCAGATTTTGGGTATTTACACCCTATCAGCTATATTGTGCGTTGAAAAAAGATGGATATTGTGAAATAGACATATGATATGGGATCATTTCGTAGACCAAAATATGAAGAAACTGCTGCAGATAAAGCAGTAAGAGAAGATATAGAAAGAAGAAGGGAAGAAGAATTAGAAGAACAAAGAAAAAATGAAGAAGCAAAAAAGAAATTAAAAAGAAGAAAAGCCAAAGGATTAGTAGGACAAAGATCAATGTTTTCTAGAGCTGGTGGCAGAGGATTTTATCAAGAAGGAAAGAAAACATGAGTAGTAATAAAGGAACTTCTTCAAACTCAGGTGGAGGAGGTGGAGGAAATAATAATAACAACTCCAATAATAATCAAGTAGTAAAAGAAATAACAAAAGAAGTTAAAAAAAATTTAGGTCTTACAGCAGTAGGAGGTATTGGTGCTGGTAATATGGGATATGTTGCTAATAATCTTACTGGTAGAGATAAAGTAATGTACGGAGAAGAAGCTGCAACTGAAACTAAAAAAGCTATGGCTAATAGAGGTCTTGGTACATACAATGCTGAAACTGGAAGTTTTAGTAATGTTGTAGGAAATAAAATTATATCTGGAACTGATAAAATTATGTATGGTAATTCAGGAGTTATGGGATCAGGTGATCCAACTGGAGTATTATCTAGTATTGCAATATCTCAACCAATGTTTGAATCACAACAAAAATTAAAAACTTTAATATCTGGTGGAATGGCTTTAATGGGAATACCTTTTATTCCAAGTGCTATGGCTTATGACGCAAGAAGGGCATCATATGAAAGTTATGCAAATAATTTTGCAAAAGCACAATCATCAGCATCATTTACTGCAAGAGTAAATACAGGTGGAGGCAATGTAAATGATAGTGCAATGGAAACTGCAAATACTAAAGAACAAAAAAATGCAGAAACTAATTACAGAACTGATGCAGAAAGAAAACTAGCATTAAGTAGAAATGCAGCAGCATTAAAATCATCTAGAACTTTTTTTAATAGTTCTAAACAATTAATTACAGGGAGTATGGTATAATGGTTTATATAGATGTGCCTGAAAAAAATAACATTGGGGATCAAACAAATGCATACAAAATGTTTTTTAAAAAATATCAAGATGCAGAAAGTATATTTGATCATTGGAAAGATAAGTATGAAGAAGCATACGAATATACTATGCCTTCAAGAGAATCATTTTATGAAGAAACTGTAGGACAAAGAAGAACAGATAAAATATTTGATGAAACTGCAGTAGTAGGAATACAAGAATTTGCTAGTAGATTACAAGCTGGTATAGTTCCTACATATGGTAGATGGGCAAACTTTGAAGCTGGTACTGAAATACCAAATGATCAGAAGCCACAAGTTAATGCAGCACTAGATGAAATTACACAATATGTATTTGAAGTATTAGGTAATTCTAATTTTAATCAAGAAGTACATGAAGCATTTATGGATTGTGCTATTGGTACTGGTTGTTTGCTTATTGAAGAAGGAGATGCCTTAAATCCTATAAAATTTACAGCAGTGCCTTTACCTAAAATAATGTTAAACAATGGGCCAGATAATTCAATAGATACTATATTTAGAAAAAGAAAAATACCATACAATCAACTTATGGTAGCATATCCTAAATCTGAAATGTCAGAAAATATGATGGAACAAATAGATAAGAACGGAAGTAAAAAAGCAAGTATAGTTGAACTTGTATATCGTTTATATGATGAGCCAAATGTAGAAAAATATAAATACTGTGTAGCTTGTATGAATGAAGAAGAAGTAATTTTTGAAAAAGAATTAGAAGGAACTGGTAGCAATCCTTATGTTGTATTTAGATGGAATAAAGGATCAGGTGAAGTTTATGGTCGTGGCCCAGTATTTAATAGTATGGCTGCTATTAAAACTACAAATTTAACAGTAGAACTAATATTACAAAATGCACAGATGAATATTAGTGGTATATATACTTATGAAGATGATGGTGTAGTAAATCCTGATAATATAAATCTAGTTCCGGGTGCTTTGATTCCAGTAGCACCAAACAGTAGAGGTCTTACACCTTTAGCTGGAGCTGGTAGATTTGATGTAGCACAGCTTATATTAGGAGATATGCGTCAGAATATTAAAAAAGCATTATATATGGAAACACTTGGTAGACCTGAAGGTACACCTATGTCAGCTACAGAAGTTGCAGAAAGAATGTCTGATTTATCAAGACAAATAGGATCATCATTTGGTAGACTACAAGCAGAGTTTGTTACACCTCTACTTCGTAGAGTTATTAGAATACTATCTAAACAAGGCAGAATTGAGATTCCTAAAATTGATAATAGAGAAGTTAAAGTAGTATCTTTATCTCCTTTATCTCAAGCTCAACATCAACAAGATATTGCAGTAGTTAATAATTTTAATGGTATTTTAGCACAAACATTTGGTCCACAAATACTTAATATGATTGTTAAACAAGATGAAGTTGCTAGGTATCTAGCAGATAAATTAGGATTACCAGAAAAACTTATTAGAAATCCAGAAGAACAACAACAAATAATTCAAGAGTTGCAAAACATGACTCAACAGTCTAATATGGCACAAAATGAGTTGGGAATCCCTAGTACACAAGAGCCAAGACAATAAACAACAAATAGCAGAATTAGATAGAATCTTTGCTGCAGTATTTTCTGATCCAGATGGAAAAAAAATATTGGATTATTTCGATAGTATTGTTAATAATACTACTGTAAATCCTACTGCTGATACTAGAGTGTTATGGCACTTAGAGGGTCAAAGGTATATGTTACAACAAATAAAAAATAGAATTAGACGAGGTAAAGAATGGTTGAAGAAGTAACAACACAAGAAACACAGGAAACAAATACTCAAGAAAGACCTGAGTATGTTCCTGAAAAATTTTGGAATAAAGATTTAAACGAAGTTAATGTTGAAGAACTTTCAGCAAGTTATAATTCACTAGAAAAAAAATTGGGAGCAAGAACAGATGAATTATCAAAACAAGTACGCGAAGATATTGAAAAAGAAAAAAGAGCTAAAGTACCTGAAAACTACCAAATTGCCAAACCTGAATTGGAAGAGGGAGTTGATGTCGATATCAATGCTGATATGCCTTTACTACAATGGTGGCAAAAAACAGCCAAAGATAATGGCCTTACTCAAGAACAATTTGATGACGGTATTAAAGCATTTGTAAATAATGAAGTAGATGGTTTACCAAGTTTAGAAAGTGAAAAAGAAATATTGGGTGAAAATGCAAGTGCTAGAATAGAAGCTGCCGAACTATGGTCAAAAAAGAATTTATCTACTGATGCATATGAAACAATGTCTAGAATAGCTAATACTGCTAATGGAGTAAAACTAGTAGAAGAAATAATGAAACTTAATAAAGATGCTCCAATACCAACTACAGAAACAGCTATTGAAGCAGCACCTAGTTTAAATGATTTACGATCTATGATGCAAGATAAACGATATTGGCTAGACAAAGACCCAGCGTACATAGAAAAAGTATCAAACTTATATGAAAAATACTATGGAAATAAGAAAGAGGCTGAGGGTTAAGTGGAGAGATGCAGAGTCACATTCTGAGTGGCTTGATCCAGACACTGCCAAAAAATTTAAACCAGCTATTAATTATACTGATGGTTTCTTATTAGTAGATAATTCAGATGTAATTATTTTATATATGTCATACAATGAAACAGACATTGGTGATACTTGTGTTATTCCAAGAGAAAATGTTGTTGATATTTGTGAATTGAAAATTAGCAAAAAATATGTCAGTAAGGTCTGAATAGACCACTAAGGCCCTAGATTTGCCTGTAAAGACAACAAATCAAACCCCTGTGTGACAATCTAGGTAACAAATAAGCAAACACGGAGGTTAGAATGTCTGCTCAAATTACTAATGCTTTTATTACTCAGTTTGAGGCTGAAGTACATATGGCATACCAAAGAATGGGTAGTAAGTTCAAAGGGCTAGTTCGTACCGTAAACGGTGTTAGTGGTGAATCTGTAAAATTCCAAAAAGTTGGAACAGGTGAAGCTACTACAAAAGCAAGACACGCTGAGATTGTTGCTATGAACATTTCACACTCAAATGTTACTGCAACTCTATCAGATTTCTATGCGTCTGATTACGTAGACAAACTAGATGAACTGAAAACCAATATTGACGAAAGAAGCGTAATTGCAAATAATGCAGCTTATGCTTTAGGTCGTAAGACTGACAGCATCATTACTGATGCAATGGCGTCTGCAACTACTGTTGCAAACAATGCTGGTGCAAATGGTGCTACATCTTTAGCTACTGACATGAATGTCGATAAGTTTAAAGATATGCAAGCGTTATTCGGTACAAATTCTGTGCCAGATGACAACCAAAGATATTGGGCAATCGGTCCAAAACAATGGTCTGACTTATTATCTGATGATCAATGGACAAGAAGTGAGTATTTAGGAAATGCAGAATTACCTTATGCTGGTATGAATTACACAGCTAAGAGATTCTTAGGTTTCTTAACATTCGTTTTCTCAGGTCTAGATACATCAGGATCAACTGATAGACATACAATTTGTTGGCACAAGTCATCAATGGGTCTAGGTGTTGGATCAGAAGTTAGAACTGAAGTAAACTATATACCTGAAAAAGTCTCTCACTTAATGACTTCATACTTAAGTATGGGATCAATACTGATTGACGACAACGGTATCAGAGTACAGAAGTGTGCGGAATAGGAGATAGATATGGCATACGCTTTAGCAAACCCTATTAAAAAAATCTCTCAAATGGGAGATACCAACAGCATGTGGTACTACGCTGATGGCGACGCAATAGGTACAATAGACGACAACGAGTACTTTTTACTATCTACAACTGAATTGACAGCTGGAGATGTAATCATAGTAAACAGTGGTGGCTCGAATGGTGTAGTAGATATGTTAATCGTAACTACAGCAAGCGCTACTCAAGTTAGAACTGCTTTACTTGCATAATTACTACTAATAGTGGGGGTCTTTACCCCCACTTAAATATGGAGATATAATGGCAATAGCTGGAAGTTTAATTAAAGGAGCAACTAAAGTAATAGGTAAAGCTATTAATGTAGCCAAAAAAAAGAAAAAAGACCTTGATACTAAAGGTCGTAGAGTTAAAAAAAAATTAGTTAATAAAGAATTAGATAAAGCAAAAGCTTCACCAAATCCAAATGAAGCTGCAATACAAGCAGATAAAACAACAAGAAGAATTATAAATACACCTGATGCAGTAGTAGGTGCTGGAGCAACTGCAACACAAGTAGGTAAAAAAGCTGTAAAAGCAACAAAAGAAACAGTATCAAAAGTAGCACCAGATTTAGATGTTGGAGTTAAAGCTGGAGCTATAGGTTTAGCTGGAGGTGTTGGAACAGCTATGTTAGCTTCATCATTAACAAAATCTAATGCAAAACCAGAACAAGAATATACAACAAAAAGATTACCTGATGGTAGATTTTCTACTACCTTTGGTGGCAATAATGCTAATGTAGTTTTTGCAAGTAAACAATTATCAGAAAAAGAAATTAATGAAGTAAGAACACAATTAGCAGTATTAGACAGTATTATAGATTCTAGTGATCCAAAAACTAGAAGAAAAGAATTTACAGAAACAGTTGAAATGTTATCAAAAAAATATGGAATATCTAATATTACAGGTAAAAATCTATCTGTATTAATTCCAATGAGTAAATAACATGGCAGTAACAAAAGTAGATATAGCTTCAAGAGCATTAATAATGATAGGAGCAAATCCTATTTCATCATTTACTGATGGTACTACAGAAGCATTAACAACAAATACAATATACGAAGAAATAGTAGAATCTACTCTAGTAAGATCGAATTGGAGATTTGCTACAGGACAAAAACAATTATCATTATTAGCTGATGCACCAGCTGGTAGATTTGAATATGCATATCAAATACCAGCTAATCCACAATGTTTAAAAATTATAACAATAACTTGTAATGATGCTTTAC